AGACCATGGATACTTCTATATCAGAGCTGAAGATATTCCTCAGATGGTATCTCGGGTAAATCTTGTGGTTGATGCCGATGATAAGGAAAATATGGCGAAACTTAACTACAAGAATATGCTAAGTAAAGCCATAAAAATTCTCTCAGCTCAGCGGAAATATGGTACTGAAGATGAGCAGCAAGCTATGAACTTTGCAAACTCTATGCTTCGTAAAGTGTGCTTGCAACAAAATCATCAGTACAATATGGACAAAAAAAAGGCAGTAGATTTTATCAATAAATACTTTTAGATTCTTAGATAATACAAGATGAATAGACCATGGTTAAAATTCAAAGAAGCTTGGCTCTGAAAAAGAATTGACTACGACGGAGTTTATGATTTCCAGTGTGTAGACTTAGCAAAGCTTTATCTTGAGTGGCTAGGATTTGGAAAGATTAAGCCGCTTGGGAACGCAAAGCAAGTGCCTCAGGCCGAATTATTCAATTCTGGCCGAGAGAAGATTGTTGGGACAAATGATCTGATGCAGGGCGACATAATCATTAAAACTCAAGGAAAGTACGGCCACATCGCTATTGTTGATCGTATCGTATGAGGCTTTGTGTATGTATTAGAACAGAACGGTAGCTGAAAAAATAGCTGAAGCGGAACAGGACCAAATGCGATCAGGGTTCAGCCTTATAAGCTTTCTTTCTATGATTTTGTATTGAGATGCCCGAAGATCTTTGAGAATCTTCAGGAGGAGAGAGCTGCAATCGAAGAAGCTCTCAAACAAAGGAGAGCTGATGTAGCTCGTGGGGAACCAGGAGCAGAGCAGAGGCTAGCGGTGACGCTAGATTATCAGAGGAGTATTAGATACCAGAAGAAATCAGGCTAAGAAGTCTGGTTTCTTTTCTTTTTTAATCAAAAAAACCGCAGCTAGTATGTGAGTCTGCGGTGTACAAAGTGATTGTAAGTGTAGGGATTATTGTGAGGATTTCAAGAGGTTATTGACTAGCTTTGCGGTCTCTGCAAGTTCCTTATTGGATGCATGCAAATAGCGGGTAGTAGTCTGTATTGAGTTATTCAGAATTATTCTTCTATTGGTTCCACTCCTCGTGGATTGATGATTCTCCCCCTATTCTCAGGTTTCTTACCATCTGCTAAGTATGCAGTCCTTGTGAGTTGTCTCTTTATGGTATAGATATCCTGAAACGGATAGGGTATCCCAACTACAAGCTCTCGCTGATCGAGGTAGTCTTGTGTGTATCTTACCTTATCTCAGGGTTTGAAATCTGATTTCATTCTCTTTTTTAATCTACTAAAACAAAATTCTCACTCACTCAGAACTCCTCAGCGATTTCTTTACGAGAGAGTTTTGGACGAGCTTTGCGAGCAAACCTCCAAGCATTATTGTGAAATCTAGCTCCATTATCAAATGACTTTTTGCTTATATCTGCAGTAATATATTGATGAGTATCACTTGCGGTAGTCTTACAGAGGAATATAACTCTCTTTCGCTCTTCACCTATCTCATCTCTAACCTCAATTTCTTCTCAATACTTAAACTCAGGTTCTTCTGGTACTAGTTCAATTACTGATTCGTGATAGTTCGGGTATGGCGAGGTTATAACAGAATTATCCATTTTTTCTATAGAGAATCAAAAGACTTCTTGCTTATCAATTTTTGCTCCCGCTAAAATCTTTGCCCATAAACAATCCCTTGTAAGCCTCACTTTGTCTCCTACTTTAAATTGCATGTTATAACAATATTATCAACTAAAAACTTCCCTAGCTCCTCTTCTGGAATCAGAGTTGACTCTAGAAGTCGGAACTTAGGACTAGATTTGTAGTAATTAAAAGTAACACCATCAAATATAAATTTCCATTCTCAAAAATTTTCTATAGTCAATAATTCATTTCTTACACAAAATTCCCGTAGTCAACTATCAGTACTAGTAATCTGTCTGAGACTGTAACGATATCAAATATTGCCGCAGTTGACTTCATAGGTGCTCTTATCAACCCTATCAACCCTAAAGCACCTTTCTTTTCAGAACGGCTTCCATCCTCTCTGCACAAGAGAGGTAAGGAGATTCTCTAGTTCTTTCATTCCTGGTTATCATTAAGAGATAAATCGTCGGCAATTTTTATCATATCATTAGCAATTTTACGGATTACTTCTGCCTTATCTTTGGGTTTATCAAGGCAGGAATAAATAATATCATTGCTCAATAAATTTAAGAATCTGCTCACCATTTTTTCTGAAAAATAATCTACATTTAATTGCATGATCTATAAAAAAAGAAATAAAAGTCTGAATTTATCGTCTTTGTTTTTGTATTCTATCAGGAACTACCAAACGACAGCCTCTTCTCTCTGAAATCTCAAGATCTCAGGACTCCAAATCCTTGATTGCCCTTTCTGCATCTTCTCTCTTGAGATAATCATACCACCCAAAGAGTCTGTTGTCAGGTCACATTCGCCCTTGCTGGAGATCAATAATCGAATAAATAAAGTTCTTAATAGCAAAGAAAGGCTTTGCCATTATGAGATACCTCTTATTCCTCCAGATGACTTTGTATGGCTTCTTCTCTCCGAAACACCATATCTTGTCTCAAGGTTTGAGTCCATTTCGATTTTTTATCATTTCAGAAAAGAAAGGTTAAAAGTCTGGTCTTAATGTGTTCGTAACTCCACGAATACATTAATAATCCGGAATTTCCGGATTTTTGTCTCCGACATTAATGTCGGAAACATACGGAACTTACTAGATAAGAACTCATAAGTGGTGTTGGTAACGACATCGATGTCGTTACCATTAAGTATTCAGTAATTCAGGATTCTCATATATATTCCCTATTATAACAACATCTCTTCTTCCGTATGGAGAAAATCAGGCTTTGAACTCATCTTCAAAAAGGAATCAGGCAACCTCATCATCTCGGATTACTTTATACTTCATAGCAGCTGGTCTTGTTGACTGCACTATATCTCACTCGTAGATATCTCTTCCGTTCTTGTCTCTCAGTCAGGTGGATTGCATAACGACACAATCATTATGCTTTCATCATTGTATTCCTATAGTTCTATTCGCTCCATTTACTCATAACATTCAGTCAAAAAGCCAAGAGGCGATATGATTTAATTCATCTACTTCTAGCATTTTCTTTTCCGTAAAATGCCAGGCTCTGAATTTTATTGGTCTCATCTTACTTAACCATAGAAGTTAAAAAATATATTGGATTATACCCTATTGCCAGATACATTATTATGTAGTCTGACTCAGAGCATATATTCATATCATCAAAGATACAGCTTTCCCTTATGATATTGAACAACCATTCCTTATCTAGCTTATCATTCGCTATCAATCGTTCAATAAATCAGAATTTTTTGCTTATTATCTGTAAAATAGCTTCATCTTCAGAACTATGCTGAACTATAAGATTTCCTTTTTTGCTCTTACGGGTGCAGAAAAAAGCACCATCATCAATTGCTCATCACCATACTCTATCGGTTCAGATAACCTTCTCATACTCATTGAGGAGTTCTATTAGTTTTTCCATATTGTAGTAATAAAAAATAAATAAATCTGATTTCAGCTGTACGATATTCTCGTGCATCTCTGATCTTTTCGGTAATACCGAAAAGTTAATCGTGGAACATCTCCCTAAAGATATGTGCGATCACATCAACCGTCCACCCATTCCCTAGCATCTTGTATCTCTGAGAATTGCTGACTCATTCCGTATAGTTATTAGGCAAAGTCTGAAGTCTCTCACATTCGATCGGTGTTAGCTTGCGAATAAAATTCTCTGGAGTTATTGAGTCGTTGTAGACTCACATACCCTGTTTGTTAGTCCTTCCCATACCAGTTCACAGACATCAACTCTTATCTGTGAATATTCTTTGGTTGTATTGATTCCCTATAAGGAAATTGTTATATTGCCAAGAATTACTTGAGAGAGTTGGAGACTTCCCTTCCTTAACACCTCCAGGATTTTTACCTCTAGGAAGCTGGTATATTGAATTGAACACTAATTGCCTGCGACCTCTAGCATAGGACTTAAGATTACCTCCTTTAGCGTAATTCGCATCAATGCAGTATGATTTGTCCTGATCTACTATGCCATAATCTATAATATCCTTCAGCATAATTCCCTTATCTTCTGGTTGACTAATCTCAACCTGAGAATAGCTTCAGTCTTCATTCCTTTCCCCTATTCGATAAAGTCTTTTTCTCCTCTGAGCTGAGAGAAGAGCTGAGTCTATCTCCACTGGTTGGATACCGAACAGATGCTCTGAGATTGTATTCTGCCATTCTTTTTTCATCTTTACATTCTCGAGCAAGAAGTATCTCGGCTTCGCCTCGTTCAATATTCTCACAAACTCAAAGAATAATTTTGAGCGAGAATCTTCAAAATTCAACCCCTTACCTGCGTTGCTGAATCACTGGCAAGGGCTTCCTCCTATGAGGAGATCAATCGGCTCTCAACAGACATCCTCTGAGAAGTCCCATCAGCTGAGATCTCTCACATCTCATAGGTGGAACACATCATCTCGATTATTACGACTTACTTGGGCTGCATATTTATCAATCTCACAAGCCCAATAATTCTCAACAGGTATTCCTGCTCTCTCAAGGGCTAATCTACCACAGCTCATACCATCAAAGAGGGAGAGGACTGTTATTGGTTGCATAACTTAATATAATCACGAATAAAACTGATTTTTTGTGTGGGCTACATCCACCTAATCACTGGCTCTCATTTCCAACCATTCTCCCAGATATACCAAGCATAAGCCACAGCACTGCCTCAAGACTTCTTTAATCACTCAAAGTCTCAATTCTTGGCACACATAATTCTCTCGGAGAACACATACACTACTTTGGGAGGAGATTTTTTGAAGAGCTCCTTTCTTCTCTTTCCCTCAAGGAATTGAACCTTAAGGAACATTGCAATTTTTGCTCAAGGCTTAGTAATCCTCAAAGAATGCTCTATGAACTCCTGTGCTAACGAGTAAGGAGGATTGGTTATTATATCTCATTCCCATTCATCACGAGAGAAGAAGTCTGCAATACATCCATATCATCTATCAACTATATCAGAGCTCAATACAGCATGTCATTTTTCCACAAGCCTTGAGGATAGATGTCCCATTCAACAAGCAGGCTCTAAGATTAACTTCGAGAAATCTTCAACCTCAAGCAGAGCGTCAATAGCCTTAGGATCGGTTGCATAGAAGTCCATCTTCTCTCTCTCCTGTTTACTGTGATTACTGGCTCATAGTGTTGTATATACAGCATTTCTTTTCATTCTAATATTGAATCTAAATCTCCAGAGGGAGAGCTTTAGGCTCTCTTGGCTTAGCCTTCCTCTGTATAGAGCCTAGCTTAGCTAGGCAAAATATGTTAACCTATCTACAAAAGTAGAAATCAAAATTGAGCCCCAGACGGGATTCGAACCCGCGACTCCCTACTGGTTGCAGGGCGAGATGGTTTTGAAGACCATTGACTTAACCGCTAGTCTACTGGGGCGCACCCCCTAAAAAAGGGGTAAAAAATCTGAATATTAATGTAGTTCATAGATATTTGTCTGTGCAAGCAACGTTGGCTTGCTGTTATCTACGAGCTGTATCGGAGCATCCACACGATAATAAGGCAAACAATTCTGACTTACTTTGCGGTTGTCGTTGGTATCTAGGGTTCTATATGCTCATGTATACACACTCTTCAGCTGATAGCCTTTTTTGAGCTGATAGCCTACAACCTCTCGGACATTCTCCCTAGGAGCTCAATCAATAGTGACTGGATTCAGGAATGCGATATAGCTTCAGATCATCAGCTTTCTAGTTCTTTGCTTGTATTCTTTGTCTTTAGCGTATCAGTTCTTTTCTCTGTAAGATTTTTTCATCTCATTTCTGCAATCCTTACAATTAGGAGTTCTTCCTGTAGTCGTCCCTTTCGTTCTTGCGAACTCATCTCGGAACTTAAACTTTCCGCATACGGTGCATACTCTTCCATCCTCTCTGATTTCAGTCTTAATTTTTCGTTTTCCTAGGAGGGATTTCGGAGTTATCGCTTCTTCTTTAGAGTATCAGTATCTAATAACACGACTCATGAATACTGTATATTTGCACTTCTCTCATTCATAGGAACGATACCAAGCCAAGAGTTCTGGATATTTTACATTATGATCTCCTCATGCCATCTCCTATTCAACTACAGATAAAGTAATACCAACCTTCTCTACTCCTAGAGCCTTAAGGTCTACGAGCTTTTTGGTGGCTTCTCAGTCTATTTTGAACTTGATTTCTTTGAAATCAAGTGAGCGGATAACAAAACCCTTAAAGCTGAATTTCTCGTATGAGTCATCCTTGATTAATTGTTCATCTTCTTTAGGTGGATGAATATCAATCCGATAGATTTTCTCTAATCTTTTGAGCTCAGTGCTCAATTTTACGAGGAGAATATATCCTTCTCCTACTTCATAGCCGAACTTCCTTATTTCGGCGGTTGTTTTAATTGGTTGCATACTAAGTATTCTGATAAAATAAAGTCTTCTATATACTCCTTAACATAATGTTTCCGTGTTTTTAGGAGCAGTACAGTATTGATATCGTCAGCATGATAGAGAGCAATTCATAATGACTTTACAAAAGATCCTCAATAAGTTTCAAATGCTTTAGCGATATCAGTTTTATAAAACTCAAAGAATTTTGTATTTGTAGTATATCCAGCGACATATCCATTGTCATGGATTTTGAGATAGTCTATTTTTGGTTTTCCCTTATTAAGTTTTCAGCATCAACACGATCAATCAGGGTTACGATGAGTGCAGCTTCAGCAGGGGATATACTTCATTCCTTTTGATTTCATTTCCTCCATATCTTTCATAAATTCATCATAATTCTTCACTCAAAATCATTGAGCTTCTCTATCTCTTTCTTCAGGAGGTAGAGCTTTTATTCTCTCTATTGTCATATCAATATCAGCAACTACATGTGCCATTATATAAGCTATAAAAAATAAAATCTATCCTTCACTACTTTTCAGCATCTCTTTCCTCAGATCAGTCTCTGAGGTCAGTAGAACTTAGTTCCTCACTTCCGCTTAGAATAACAGATAGAAAGCTGATTTCTCCAGTCTTTCCACTCAGGAGCCAACGGCTCTTTGTGTCGTCTCGTATTGAGCTGACACAAGCCGTAAGCTTCCCCTCAGTCTCCACGTGCCGTAGGATCTCGGCCACCATTCTCACACTCCAGGAGTACTAAGAAGTCTATTCCTCAGAGGTGGTAGGCTTCAGCTACTATCTCTTGCCTAGTATCACTAGGTAAAAAACCTGAATGGAGAACGGTCGGTTGATGTTCCGCTCTGAGGAGGAGAAGAGAGAAAATGATGATGAGATTCAGCATAAGAACAAATAAGGATTAAAATTTAGTTAATTTTCAGTTCTTTTTCGTTATCAATTACTTTGATAACACCTGCATATCTTTCTTTTTCTTTCTTATCTTCTATGGAGTTGTATCGCTCCTTAATCTCTTCTTGCGTCCTTTTCTCCTTTTTGCTTGCAAGAACTTCTTCGGATACTCCAGCTTCAATCAGCTTTTTCTCCTCTTCTTGTGAGAGGGAAGCAACATTGATCACCACGGAAGCCGTGATATTCTCGCTTACGATTCCCTTGAGCTTCTCCTGATCCGCTACGGGGTCTAGAGTAAGAGCAAAGTTTTTAAGTCTGAACATCTCGTGAGGAAGTTTGTCCTCATCAATTACGGTTTTTGCTCTCTTAGTTCCTAGGTAGATTACTCCGTTTTGGACTGATACTTTATGTTTTGCATCAGATCCTAGAGCTCAGAGAATATACATTAGATAAGCATCTAGCTTTCTGATTTCTGCTTGATGAGATTCGTTGCTCTGCTGGAGAGCTAGAATCTCCTCGTTATTTGCTGCAATATAACCTTGCTTTTTTCTTCTTTGTCCAAGGACAAAGTTGATCTTTTCTTCAGCTGCAGTTCTATTCGCAGTGACTTGGTTTAATAGCTCTTCCTTGATATTCGCAACATCCTCCTCAGAGAGTCCGTGGAGTTCTCTGAAGTCGCTATGATCAAGGTTTGAGATGTCTAGTTCGAGACTAGAGATTTGGTTTAGTATTTCATTCGTTTTCATCGACTAATTTTTTAAAGGATAAATGTTTCTCCTCAGCTTCTCTGAGGTCTTTGCCTGCTCTGTAGAACTGGAGTGCTCCATAGGGGATAGTAATTATGGTAGCTATCGCATAATATTGAGCTATTCAGAGGTCACCTTCTAGGAGTGCAAATCTGAATGATAGATAGAATACCATCCCAATCGTAACCATTAACCCACCATGCAGTACATCATTTCAGGCACTTAGGGTCTTAAGTCGATTAACTAGAAGCATTGTAGTCCCTTTGTGATGCTCTTGGACTGAGTCAAACCAGTCCATCATGAGTTTGAGTACTTCAGTATCATATTCAGAATTTTGAATCTTTTCTTGTTCTTTTTTCATAGTATAAAATAGATAATAAAACTGATTTAATCTTGTCGAGCCTTGTAAGGATCACGAGGCGGATAGGTCTTATAGATCTTTTCTCGCCTCCTTTCTTTTCCGTTCCATTTTCTCCAAGCATAAAGTCTAGGGACTTTGGAAAGGCTCGGAGTTTTCGGCTTATTCAACTCTCCACACAAGCGATCTACTTTCGCCTGTATGGCACTAAAAGGAGAAACCGCAAGCTGCTTTCTTTTCTTCTTCAGTTTCAGTTGATGGAGCAAATAGCTCATCTACATTCACTGGCTCAACCAGTGACTCGGTCTCTGTATTGGATCTAGGATTTGGATCAGGCTTGCATACCCCTACTTCTGAGAGCTTTTTATAGCATCTCTCCGTAAACTGGACATCGCCCTCACAATACTCCTTGATCATACTGAGATTGCCCGCATAGTAGCAGTAGGCTACATTTTCTCATGACATCTCCAATTTTGGAGTTTCCCCAAGGAGTGTCATTGAGAGTAGATCCAACGAACAACCAAAGCTGGTCTGCTTTCGGATTCTGAAGACATCCACTGTATCAACCTCCCACGGCTTAGCATTCCCAATACGGAGCTTTTTATTTGGCAGAATGTCGTTGATCATCATTCTCTTTCGGAGGAACGGAATATCAAACTCATTGATATTAAATCCTCCGAGGGTTGCATCCTGATGGAGTGCTAGCACATCATTGAATTCCAGAAGGAGCCTTGCTTCATCTTGCCCAATCAGACTTTTCATCTCATTATCTACTAAGTAAGAGATACAAACTACCTTAGCAAATTCAGGATAGATACTCGCTTTCTCCATGTAGGATCTCTCAAAGGTTGTGGCGATCCCTTTTTCAATCATTTTATTTTCCCAAAGTCTTTTTTTTGGATAAGTATTGAATTCTGATTGATTTACTTCAGGAGCGGTTTCAATATCAAACCATAAGATTTTTTTGCCCATTTTTTTCGTATCATAAAGATATAAATTAGGCTTCAAGCCAGTTAAGAATTGTATCAGCAGAAGTTTTGAAATCAGATTTCCCTCCTGCGGTAAGGATTGCAGCTCCTATCGCTGCGATTTGTTTGTTGGAGATTCCTCCGACTCCATAAGATTTTTTTTCCTCTGATCGCTTCTTTTTCCCCTTGTCATCCACGGTTTCTGTATAGCTGATCTCCTGTCCTACTGTGAATGCATTCTCTTTTTTCTTCCCAAGACTGATTGTCTCGCCGTTCTCCAGTTTGAGGCTATGATAGTAGAGTTTTCCGTTTTTCCCTTCTCGGGTTTTTATTGAGAGGATTTCAGTGATTTTTGAAGTTTTCATAAGCATTAAGCATTAGATTCTAAAAGGTTTTTTACATAATTTTTGAGGTAATCAAGTGAGGTGTCCTCTCCTAATTCCCTTTTTCTAAATCTGATTTTTTCTCTGAGTTTTTGCTGGATTTCAGCAGGTTGCGACTTGATAAATCATTCCTTATCATCCATGTTGATTGGTATAATACTCACGATAGAGAATTTAGAGTGGACTTCTCACTCAATCATAATGTGAGGATGATCCTCCATCCAATCATAGAGTTCTTTCGGCGTGTGTTCGCTTGTAAGAACTCTTCAATCCTTAAGATTGATATGCGAAAGTTGTTTATATTCCTTAATTCTTGTATCAATTAACATCTGCATAAACTCAAATACTAAAACACTCATTTTGATTTTTTTCTCTGTTTTTGTTGCATCTCTTGGATTTTGATTCTTGATTGAGTAACAAGTTTTCCAAAGTTATCGTAGATTTCCTTAGGAGAGGAAAGCTTAGATCAGTAATACTTGTCATCTTTCATGACTCAGAGGATCATAGCTAGTACCATTTCCCAGCTTGTCTTTCATTTCTCAACTGCTGGGAGTTTCTGAAGTTTTTTAGCTAGATTCTTAGCGTCATTCCTATTAGACTTAATACTTCAGTCTAAAGCTCAATCATTGTTCCCCTTGATCATTGCTAATACTTTTTCAACATCTCAATCCATCTTTCAATACAATACTATATTTGTTTCTGTTTTTTCAATTTGTCAAGTTTGTGTATTATATTTAAGAATGAAAAGAGAGTTATTACTAGTATCTAATAACTCGTTAGAGTTATTTTCTCTCTCGTTAGAGAGAGAATTACTAGTATCAGTATCAGTTTCAGTAAGGGTTTTGTTGGGTTTACTTGGGTTTCATTTTAACCCACTGGGTTTTTTCGGTTTTTTGTTAGGTGGTCTACCACCTTTTGCACCATTTTCTTTATTTCTTTTGACGATTTTTTCTTCATATTTTTGATTTTGCTCGTCAAAGAAATTTTTCATCTTAGAGAATACTACTTTTACAACATAGGAGAGTTCTCAGATCGGTTGATCATTATTATACAAGAGTATTGCATCGAAGAGCTGAGCTTTATCCTCTGTTGTCATCTCCTTTGTATACTCTATCCGATCTTTACAGAGGATAAAAGTTGGCTTCATTATCTGCTTACAGGGAATAAAATCAGATTTCTTTTTTGTTTTTGCTTGTGTGTGGTTATCATCACACATAGAAGCCCTAGAGAGCCTATCACTATTGCTCCAGTAGGATTGAATGCAAACCAAGTCAGAAAAGCAGGCAACAAGAAAAATAAGGTCTTCATTGTGATGATTCCACACAGAGAATAAAAGACCAATACTGACCTACATTTATATAGAGTTTCTCCTAATTCTTTGCTCGAACTACTGCGAGTGAGAAATATAGGAGAGCGGGTGAATTAGATTCTTGGGTAAGAATAAAAAACAACCTACAGTATATAATCCCCGACCTTGGCTAGAATGCCTTAGCTGTGGCTGGGTAG